GCGATGACAGCGCCGGCGCCGCCGGTCACCCGTTGACCCGATTCCGCTCGCTCGATCAGTTCGCCGAGGCCTCATGGTCCGATCCGGCGCTGCCGGCACTGTTGAACCGTGCCCTCGCCGATCAGATCACCACGAACAACCCCGGGGTGATCCCTCCGGCATGGGTGCAAACCGTCTACGGGATTGTCGATCAGGGCCGCCCGACGTTGAGCGCGTTCGGGGTGCGGTCGCTGCCACCATCGGGAATGGAAGTGGACTGGCCGTACTTCGATGGTGACCTCAAGGCGCTCGTCGGCGAACAGCTCGTGCAGAAAACCGCCGTGACCTCGGTTCGGGTCGATCTCAAAAAGGGATCGACCCCGCTCCGAACATGGGCAGGGGCGAGCGACCTTTCGTATCAGCTCATCCGGCGCTCGAGTCCGAGCTACCGCGACGCCTACATGCGGATCATGTTCGCCGCCTACGCCGCGGTAACCGGCGGCGCCGCCGCCGACGCCGCGACCTCAGCCGCCGGCGCCGGCAACGCGACCCTCGACCTTTCGACCACGGTCGATCATCAAGCGGTCGCCGCAATGCTGTTCGAGGCCTCGGCCACGGTGCAAGCGGCGACGGGATCGCCGGCAAGTTTCGTCACCGCGGCGACCGATGTGTTCGTGCTGCTCGGCGGTTCGCTGATTCCGGCGCCGTACGGGACCGTCAATCAGGTTGGCACCGCCACCGCCTCGACGCTCACCGTCAACGTGTCCGGTCTCACCGTCACCCATGACCCCTACCTCGACTCCGGAAAGATGGTGGTGAGCAACGGCCTCGCCGCCGGATGGTACGAGGATGGGCCGATGACCGTCACCGCCGAGGACGTCGAAAAGCTCGGCCAGAACGTCGCCGTGTGGGGCATGGGTGCGTTCGGCGCCACGATCCCCGCCGGCATCATCGTCGTCACGTGCACCATGCCGGCGATCACCCTCGCCGCCTCGAGCAAGTCGAGCAAGTAGGTCGCCGGCGCGGTGGCCGACTACGTGACCCCGGCCGAGCTAGCTGATCAGCTCGGAATGCGTGACGCGACGTCGCCGCGCCTCGCCCGTGTCTGTACCGCCGCCTCGAACATGATCGACGCGACGATTGCCGCGCCGGCACGCCTCGACCCGATCCCGGCCGAAATCGCCGAGGTCGCCTTGTCGCTCGCCGTTGACGTGTGGAAGCAACCCGACGCCACGTTCGCCGTGATCGGTCTCAATGAGACCGGCGCCGTTCGGGTGCCGCGCGATCTCGTGAACCGCTACATGGAGACCCTCGTACGGTTCTCGAGCTCGAATGCGTGGGGGATCGCGTGAAGCTCACCCAGGCGCGCGCCGACCTCGCCGCCACCCTCGTGCGCGAGCTGCCGCCGGCGGTGAACGTGTACGACCACCTACCCGATCAGCTCGCCGTGCCGGCGGTGCTGATCGGATGGGGGTCGCCGTGGTTCGAGGTCGAAACCGTGTGCGGCGACCTCGTGGTTTCCGCCGAGCTGGTGGTAGTGGCCGGGCGGATCGATCAACGTGCACAGCTCGAGCGCCTCGAGGAAATCGCCGCCGCCGCCTCGATCGCGTTCCGCACCGATCCCGCGTGGACGATCCCGACCGCGCCGGCGGCGCCGTACGCCCTCGATATCGCCGGGGTCACCTACCTCGCCGTAACCCTCTCGACCTCGGCCGAGGTCGAGGCCGGATAACGAAAGGATCACCCGATGGCAGTTTCTACCGCGCCGCTCGGCCCCGGCACCCTCAAGCTCGGCCCGACCGCGACCGCGTTCGACGCCTCGTGCCAGCTACTCAACGCCCAAGTCGAGAACGACAAGAGCAAGGATGATGACGAAACCACGTTGTGCGGCGACACCGTGCCGGGTGACGTGACCTACACGTTCACGCTCACCGGCACCTTCTTTCAAGACCTCGCCCTCGCCTCGGGGATCGTCGCCTACTCGTGGGAGCACATGGGCGAGGCCGTCGATTTCGAGTTTGTGCCGAACACCGCCGCCGCCGCCTCAGTCGAGGGTCAAGTCACCGTTGACCCGTTGATCGTGGGCGGCGACGAACCGAAAGCGAAAATGCGCTCCGATTTCACGTGGGACATAGTTGGTACCCCGACGTTCACACCCGGCACCGGTTCGCCGCCGGCGCTGCTCGAGGCGCCGGCCGAGGCGACCGCGTGACCGTCACGGTCGAGGGTGCCGACCGCCTCGCCGCCACCATGCACGCCGCCGCCGATGATCTCGGCGACCTCACCGGCACACACACCCTCGTCGCTTCGATGATCGCCGGCCGGGTGAACCCGCCGCGGTTGACGGGTGCGCTCGCCGCCTCGATCACCGGCCGCGGTTCACCGACTGAGGCCGTGGTCGGATCGTCGCTCGTGTACGCACCCGTGCATGAGTACGGGTGGCCGCGCCGGCACATACGCGCCCGGCGGTACCTTTCGGCCGCGTTCGCCGCCTCGACCGCCGACGCGACGCGTGCTTACGAGCGCGCGGTGGCCGACGCGGTGTCACAGATTCGAGGCGCCTAAGTGGGTACCCCGCGCCTCAACCGCATCCGCATCGCCGTGCTGATGCGCGACGGCGCCACGTTCGACGTCACGACACAAACCGTCGACATGACCGCATACGACCGGCACCGTGCCGCCGCCGGGTGGCCACCGGTCGCCGATGCGCCGCTGCTCGCGTTCAGCTATTACGCCTGGCACCACCTAACCCGCTCGACCAATCAACTCCCGGCGATGACGTTCGCCGAGTTCGAACGTGCCGTCGATTGGGTCGAGGCCGCGTCTGACGCCGACGAGGCCGACGCGGTGGACCCTACGAACCCGGTAGCCGTGCCCGAATGATCGTCGCGATCGCCCTCGCCACCGGCACCGCGCCGGGTGACTGGTGGGGCGAGGATGACGCGACGCTAGTCACCGCCCTCGAGCTGCTCGAGGACGCCCACGAGCAAGCCCGGCGCCGGCGGTGACCCGTGGCTACTACCGCCGCGACCCTCGCCATCAAGGTGGTCTCGGACACGTCGGGTGCGACGAAAGGTCTCGACGCTGCCGCCGGCCGATTCTCGAAATTCGAGTCCGGTCTACGTTCCGCCGCGATCCCCGCCGGCGCCGCCGTCACCGCCCTCGCCGCGTTCGGCAAGGGTGCGTTTGACGCCGCCTCCGCCGCCGAGCAAGCCGGCGGCGCCGTTGACGCGGTGTTCGGGAAGGCGGCGAAAGCGATCCACGGTTTCGCCGAGACCTCAGCCGAGGATGCCGGCCTCTCGGCCGGCGCCTACGAGGACATGGCAGCAAAGTTCGGCGCTCAGCTCAAGAACATGGGGGTCGCCGCCGGCGACCTCGCCCCGCAAACCGATGAGCTGATCAGCCTCGGCGCCGACCTCGCCGCCCAGTACGGCGGTTCGACCGCCGACGCGGTAGAGGCGCTCGGCTCGCTACTGCGCGGTGAGACCGACCCGATCGAAAAGTACGGGGTGTCGATCAAGGCCTCCGACGTCGCCGCGCAGAAAGCGGCGATGGGGCTCGATGACCTCACCGGCGCCGCCGACAAGCAAGCCACCACGCAAGCCACCCTCGCCCTGCTCACGAAGCAAACCGCCTCAGCTCAAGGCGCGTTTGCTCGTGAGGCCGACACCGCCGCCGGCGCACAACAACGCGCCTCGGCGAGTTGGGAGGACGCGCAAGCGGCGCTCGGCGAAGCGTTGCTACCCGTGGTGAGCAAGGCCGCGGAAATGTTCGGCAAGTTCGCCAACTTCGTGGAGAACAACAAAACGGCGGTGACGATCTTCGCCACCGTGATCGGGGTACTGGCGACCGCGGTGATCGGCTTGAACATCGCCCTCGCCGCGATGAACGCGGTGCTCGCGATCAACCCGATTGTGCTGATCGTGGTCGCCGTGGTCGCCCTGATCGCCGGCCTCGTGTTGCTCTACAAGAAGTGCACCGCGTTCCGGAACATTGTGGACACGATCGGGCGGATCGCGAAAGCCGTGTTTCTCGGGATCGTCGCCGTGGTGCGCCGGGTGATCGAGGTCGTGGTGCGGGTGGCTCGAGCGGTCGGGCGAGGTCTCGCCGCCGCGTTTCGGGTGGCGAAAACGGTGGGTCGTGCCGTGTTCATGGTGCTCAAGACCGCCGTCAAGATTTACCTCGCCCCGGTGCTGTTCGCGATCAAGCTCGCCCGCGCCGTGTTGCCGGCCGCGTTCCGTGTGCTCAAGACCGCCGGGGTCGCCGTGTTCAACGCGATCAAGTTCGCCGTCAAGCTCTACCTC